GGATGCTCATGTTCAGTTTCAGTGCAACAGACCGGCTTGACATCGCTGCGCCGGGCGCTCCCGTGTATCGAGTGCGCAGCAGCGTGAGGGTTCCTGGTTCGCGCCGAAAACCAGACAGGGGTATCGCAGCCTGCGATCTGCGGTGGCTCAGAGTTTTATGCGGGCTTGGCCCGAAATACGGGGAAAGGGTTGCACCGGACATCTAGCCGCGAATTGACGCGGCGTTCCCGCCCCGAGGAGATTCTGTCGTGTGAAGAATCCTCCGGATGTTCTTTTCGAGTGTGTGCTCTCTTTAGAGCCCATATCTCCAAAAGAGATGTCCGGGGTGTTTTGTAAAGACAGTGTTCTATAGAGAAAGCGCGCGTGCGAACAGCGAATAAGCCACTGCGAAAACCGCTCCGGAAACCCTCAGACGCGCCGAAGTCACGCGAGCGCGTGAAGCCGACGCCCGGCTGGTGGGTCCAGTATGCCGCGCCAGAGGCCCGCGTCTCCTTCGCCGAGGCCGCACGCGCCCGTAATCTCGAAATGCAATCCAACCCCGAATGGCAGCGGCCGGAGAAGCTGAGCCAGATCGGCCAACTGTGACGCTGAAGCGCGGCGCTTTCCCGCATCTCTGCCCGAACGACGGCTGCGTGATCTGCCGCTGGGTCATCGAGCAAAAGTTTTTCACAGACGCGCCGCGAGAACCCCGCCTGTGTGCTCTGCCTTTCGAGGCGTGCCGATGGGCCGGGGTTCTCGCCGCCGCAACGGAGTCCGCCTAGATGGCCCGCGCCGTCGTCGCGAAGTGTCAGACTCAGCTCGTGGTGACGACCTACGCGGGCACCGCCTCGACGGATGCAACGACGAATATTTCTCGCTGGCTCAAGGACGGCACACAGCCAGGCGCGTCCACGCAGAGTCGCACGCAGCGGTTTCATAAACTTCTCGCGAATGCCGCCGGCAACTGACACAAAGCCGTGGGCGATTACCACCCGTTGCTGTTGGTGCGGCGAAGCGTTTGTTCGCATGGAATTCGATCGCGCGAAAGCATGGGTATGCCCGACCGAAGCGTGCCGCGAACGTCAACTCGCGTGGAAGCGCGTTGATCTCGGCGGTAATTTGTTTTACCTCCCCCTGCCCAAGCAATGCGAATTACACGAAGCGATCGCGTCGCAGAAGTACGGCGCGATCTGCATCGGGGGCGAGCGCGGCAGTTCGAAATCCATCGCGCTGCGCAATGCGATTTACAACGCGTGTGAGCAGTTTCCAGAGTTCTCTGTGCTGATGTTCCGCAAGGAGCTTGGCGAACTCGAATTGAATCAGTGGCAATTTTTCGAGAAAGAGGCGCCGCGGATCGGAGCGGAGTGGAGCGCGAAAAAAATCGTGTTTCCGAAAACGGGCGCGCAGATTCGGCCCGCCCACTCGAATAAACCGCTCGACTTCAGAAAATATATCGGCGGTGACGTGGACCTGATCGCGATCGAGCAGGCGGAAGAATTTTCACAGACGCAAGTCGCGGAGATCGGCGCGGCGACTGGACGCAGCACGCGCTATGACAACTGGCGCGGACTGCTCGCGATCACCGAGAACCCCGGCGGTCCGCTCTCTGCGTTCATTAACGAAATTTTCGTTCACAAAACGCTCTCGCGCGAGAAGTATCCGGATTACCACCCGGATGATTACCACTTCATCGAAGCGAGAATGTCTGACAATCCGTGGCTCGATTCACGCTACGAACAGAAGCTCGCGATTCTCTCACCGGCACGCCGGGCGATGATGCGCCACGGCCGGCGTGACGTGTTCGAAGGGCAGTTCTTTCAGTCGTTCCTCAAGGAAACCCACATCACCGACGATCCCGGCGCGCGCGGCGTCCGCTGGTTCGCCTCGCTCCACTATGCCTTCAACGCGCCCGGCCACGCGCTGTTGTGGAACGTGCTCCCGAGTCAGCATCTCTACATTCGCGGCTGCTTCCGCTTCGAGCAGATGAACGAAGACCAGCTCGTTCAACAATTGAACGCGTTCGCGCAATCGTTCGGATTGAAGCGCATGCCGCTGACGTACGCGCAGCCGAAACTGTTCAACGCGCCCGATACCGATCGCGTCGTCGGCCAGTCGATCGCGGAGACGTTGCAACTCCACGATCTGCCGGTCATCGAAGCGGACGACGACGAGTTGAACGGATGGAAACGCGTGCATGCGTGTCTCCGTCCTGATCCGAAGGGCGTGCCGTGGCTCCGCGTGCATTCCTCCTGCGAGGATCTGATCAACGCCCTCGCGAATGCGATGAGCGCGGAGAATGACGCGGACCTGATCGATCCCGAAAGCCCGATGCGCTCGGCGCTGCAAGCGTTGCGCTATGGCGCGATGTCGCGGCCGGTGCCTGGACACACGAAGGTACGGCCGGTGTATCGCGAAGGCTCGGCGGGTTGGTACATTCAGCGTGCGCAACGAGAGGTGAGGCTGTCCGCATGACGTGGGATCTCTATCCCGTGCTCGAACGCGAATTCGCCGATCCGAACGTCACAAGCATTGACGTGAGGAGGGGCGATGGCACCGGGCCGATCGTGCGACGGATCACGCGCGCAGAGTTTGAACGCGAGCGGATCGAGCGCGACGTGCGCACACTCACTGCGCCGATCGCGCGGACCCACTGATGGCCTTTCCTCCACAGACACCGCCGATGCCCGCGACCCCGCTCGCCGGCAGTCCGCAGCCGACGCCTGCGCCCTATGTGTGGCAGCCGCCGACGCTCTCACTGTCCCCGGCGCAAGTCACGGAGTGGTGGGGCCGCATCACCACGGATCGCGAAAAGCGCGAGCAGCGCAGCCGCCGGTGGAAGCAATACTTCGCCGCGTATTCTCCGACGCGCAGCTCAGACACCATCGCGAGCCTGAAAGCGAATTTGCACTTCAGGAACACGGAAACCAAAGCCGCCGAACTGTGGGCGCAGTTTCCGGAGTTGACGCTGACGCCGCTTGAGCCGCTGCGCAACGTGCCCGAAGTCGACGGCAACGGCGCGCCCGTTGTTGATCCGCAGACGCAGCAACCGAAGATGCTCGACCCGTACGATGTGGTCGCGCTCTTTCGTGAAGTGCTGATGAAGACGCTGCAAGATGCGAACGCGGACCTGACGATCCGTGAATCGATTTTCGACTACCTGCAGGTGAGTGGCGTCGCGGGCACGAAGATTCACTACCAGTCGGATATGAAATATCCGCCCGCGCAGCCGGACGCGCCGATGGTGCCGGGCGCCGTGCTCGGGCTGTCCGGTGCGAATCCGGCGCCGCAGATGCCGGTCGCGGTAAATGAACGCTGGCGCTGGGATCACTTCTCACCGGAGCAGTTGCTGATTCCCGCAGACTTTCGATCGACGCGCTGGGATGACGCGCCGTATCTCGGGATGGAATTCGCGGAGCCCTTTACGCCGCAGGCCGCGAAGCAATATAACTTGCCGCCGGATTGGAAGCCGACGAGTTCGCAGAACGATCGCACCGTGGCGCTCCCCGATGGCGATCCGAAAAGCAAGACGCTGCTGATCAAAGGCGTCGAAGTGTGGATCAAGGCCGCGTTCTTCGACGAGAACGAACCCGATCGCGATGTGTATTACCGGCTCGTGCTGATCGAAGGCCGCAAAGATCAAGCGGCGGTATACGAGTTCTCGCCGTACCAGGAAAAAGACGCGCAGGGCAAACTCACGTACGACTCCATGATCGGCAACCCGATTCACCCGATCACGCTGCGCGTCGCCGCCGATACCGCGTGGATCGAACCGGACGCCGCGTTCACCGATCCGCTCGTGCAGATCAAAGACAAGCGCATCCGGCAGGATGAAAAGCTGCGGCAGGCGAATCTCCCGCGGTTCTTCCACGCCGCGAGTTTGTGCGATGACTTCGACAAGCTGATCACCGCCGACACGGGACAGGGCGTGCCGATCGCGGACGACCTGATGCGGCAAGTCGGCTCGCTCGTGCAGCCGATTCCCCATCTCGAAAAAGCGGAAGCCGATCGCGAAGGCGATATGGCGCTCGACACCGCGATCACGCAAACGCTCGGCATCGGGCCGGGACAGGCGGGGGCCGCGACACAAACCAGACGCTCGGCGACCGAGAACGCGATCATCGCGAACGCGGTCAACGTGCGGATGAAGAAAGAGCAGACGCAGCTCAAGGAAGAAGTCCTCCGGGGCGTGCGCAAGATGGCCTCGCTGATTCAGCGCTACAAAACGACGCCGGGCTACGTGCAGA